GAATCAGTACAGGACCGACAACGACCTTCTTGCACCGTACACAAGAGGAACGCAGTGCGAGGACGACACAATTCAGGTTATGGAGTTCTGGTTCAAGCAGCCTTTTGATGATCCGAACGGACAGTTTAACGGCGGAGATATCGCGTGCACTATTCAGGCCGGAGGTGTAGAGCTTAAGTATATTCCAAAATACTGGAAGAATACCGGCAGGCAGTGTAAGCTCTATCCTTTTGTGCATTATTGGTGTATCAAGGACGAAACACAGCTCTATAACAAGTCCGAAATTGAAACAATCCTTGCAATGGTAGATGCCGGCGACAAGGAACTTGCAATCGGCCTTATGAATGATGCCATGATGGCAAACGATATGATTCTTGCTGAAGAAGGCGCACTTGTTCCGGGAGAAGAGATTACAAACATTCCCGGAAGTGTTGTTAAGGTTAAGCAAGGAAGAATCGGAAGTGTTGCAAGGCTTGGAGGTCTTGGAAACGGTGTCAATGCAACAGCAATGGTCAACTGGCTTCAGAATCAGATTCAGCGCACCAACAGAAACTATGACACCAACAATGGCCAAGAAACCGCAAGAGTAACAACTGCATCCGGCCTTCTGCAGCTTAGAAGTGATGCTGCAGCACAGCAGGAGCTTAAGAAAGCTGACAGAAACAAAGGTTTTTGCAGACTATATGAGCTTATAGACTGGCTTTGTTTGGAGTTCTATGACGAGGACAGGATGCTGTTTATCGGAGCACAGAAGAAAGGCGAAGAGCCGGAAACAATCAAATACAACAGCGGAGATTTTGGTATGGCGCAGTTTACACTGGATCCTTTAACAGGCATATTGCTTGACGAAGTGACCGGCAGAGAGATTGCAAGCGCTGAAGAAGCCGCCCTGTATTATCCGCGTGTAGATGTAACGGTAACTGCTGGAGATGCACTTACAAAGAACCCGGCAACAACCATTGAGATATTAGATAAGCTTGCAGCTATTCAGGTAACAGCTGACAACTATAAGCTTCTTGCTGCAGAGCTCGATTATCTGGATATTCCGCAGAAGAATGACATTATAAACGAGTGGAAGCAGAAGTTTGAACCTGCAGTGCCTCCTGAAATAATGCAGGCTCTCGGAAATAATCCGGAGCTTTTAGCAATGGTGCAGCAGGCTATAGACGGAACACTTGAAGAGGAAGTTCCGCAGGCAGCTCCTATCACTCAGGGAGCAATGATTCCGGATGAAACGGCGCTTGTTCTTGCACAGCAGGAACAGCAACCGCAGGTCGAGGCTTTAGGCCTTCCGATGGTTTAACCGTTTTATCATATATCGCTTAGCGCTGAGCATATTCAGCGCAATTAGCCTTTAGAGGCTGGAAAGGATTTAGTAATGGCAGATTTTAATTCGACAGATCCAAATGTGCAGGTAGAAGGAGCGCAGAACGATCAAAGCGGCGAACAGGAGAAAGTCGTAGATTCTCAGGAAAGTCATAACAACGCCTACGATGATTTTGTAATCGTTGACGATGGCCACGCTGGAGCCGTAGACCAGCACGACACCGACGGAAATGATGATGCAGACGCTGGCGAAGGCGCATCTGAAAAGGATGATTCTGATAACGCCGATCAGAAAGAACATCAGCAGAGCCGTGAGGACAATGCGGCGGCAAGAGCTGCTCGCTTAAGAGCGACTAAGGAAGCTGAAGCAAGAGCCGAAGCAAGTAAAGCACTTGCAAAAGCAGAAGCCGATAAGCGTATTCGTGAATCAGGGGTTATCAATCCATATACCAAGATGCCTTTTAATTCCGTCGAGGAGTTCGAAGAATACGGCAGAAAGGTAAAAGAATCAGAGATAGCCAAGAAAGCGAAGGAAACCGGCAAGAGTGTAGCTCAGCTGACCGAAGAGGCAGAAAATGCTGAGTACATCCGTCGTAAGCGCCAGGAAGAATCTGAAGCAGAAGCAAAACGCAAAGCTGAAGCTGATAAAAAGGAGTTCTTTAAGAATGACCTTGTAGCTTTTATGGAGCGTTATCCTGCAGTGGACGTAACAAAGCTCGACAATAATCAGCAGTTCAGGAAGTTTTGCGGAAGCAGATACGGAAAAGAATCGCTTGCAGATCTTTACGAAAGCTATATTGAGCTTGTAGGAGATGCAGGCAAGGCCGCAACAATAAAAGCCGAAGCCAAGAGTGCACGAAGCACCGGCGCCGGAGAAAAAGGCGGAGAAGTTCTTAGTCCGGAACAAAGAAAGGCCCTCGATGAATGGAATAGAGATAATCCAGAGATGGCCATGACACCAAAAGAGTTTTTATCACGTTAAGATAAGGAGTTGAAAGTATGAAAACAGTACAGACAGCTGCTGGCGGTATGTTAAGCAAGAGAGAATATCCTATTGCTACAAATACCGACATCAAAGAAGGTCAGATCGTTAAGCTTTCAGCGGGCCTCGTAGTTAAAGCTGCAGCAGCAGAAACAACTGCCGTAATCGGCGTTGCTGCAGAAACACATTCAGGCGCAGCTGATCAGCTTAATCCACGTTCCAACGGAACAAAGATTATGGTTTGGGATTGCCCAGACGTAATCATGGAGCAGAAGGCTCCAAGACTTACTGCTACAGGCGGAAGCGCCACAACAGTAGTAGGAACAATCGCAGGTGCTGCAGACGTTTATAACAACGGATATCTCAAGCTCGTTGCAAAGGCAGCAGACAGCACAAATACTGATCCTATCGGAGCAGTAAAGAAGATTACAGACTTCGCTACATCAGATGGAACAGGAACATTCACTGTTGCTTCCGGCGGAGCTGCAAACGAAGGCGATGTATACGAAGTATACCCTCCTCTCGGATTCCAGGGAGGAAACATTGACAGCACAGACTTCAATAAGCTTGTTCTGACAGCAACAAACACAAGCCTCATTCTCAAGGTTATAGCTCATGATAAAGCACTCGGTCTTATCAGACTGATGTTCACAAAGCATTTCCTTGGCAATGGTGCGTAGTCATAGAAAGAAAGTAAGGAGGAAGAATTATGCCTAATCTTTCAGCATGGAAAACCGATAACTATAAGTTCGTCGGTAAATCATTCGACTTCCGCTATGCGGATAGAATCAACAAACTTGCTCCGATTATCGGAACAAAGAACGCTAAGTCAGTAGATTATGAAATCGAAGGCGCAGGCGGATACGGCGAGCTCCAGGCTTACGACGGAAGCAACCTTAACAATGGCGCAATGTCCAGAGGCTTCAAGACCATCGTAACCCCTCAGGAGTACAGCAAGACAATCAATATCTCTTATAAGCAGGCTAAAATCGACAAGTCCGGCGAGTGCAAGAAGGTCGGCACAAGACTTGGCGATGCAGCTGCAATGACCGTTTATATGCACATGATCCGTACATTCGGAAACGCTTTTAACAGCAATTTCGTAGGCGGCGACGGCAAGGCATGGGCTGCAACAGACCATCCTGTAGCATCCAACGGCTCAAACGGCAGAACATTCGTAGTAGATCCTGATGCAGGTACATACTCAAACCTCATCACAACTGCACTTTCTGTATCTGCAATCACAGATGCACAGGCTAAGGCTAACAGATTCGTGACACCTGACGGACTTCCATTCCTTTGCGATATGGACGTTCTTCTCGTATCTCCGGAGCTCGAGGCAACAGCAAAGAAGATCTGCGGAGAAAACGCAAAGCTCTATCCTGACCAGACAGACCATGTAAACCCTGTATCTGATCTTCAGTACATCGTTATCGGCGGCGGCGCTGACGGATTCACTGGCAATCAGTGGGCTATCTGCGACAAGAGAATCATGAAGGACGTATTCAACATTGTCTACAACACAAAGCCAATGGTAATTCAGTCCGAGCTTGATAATCCTCTTATCGACGCTTATACAGCATATGTTGATTTCGGCATTGGCTGGGGCGACGCAAGACAGATCATCTTCAGCAATCCTGCTTAGTGCATGATGGTATCGGCCGGGCGGCGGAAACGCCTCCCGGCTTTTTCAAAGGAGGATAAATTATGGCACTTGTCATTGAAAAAACTGAAAAAATAACTGTAACTACGACTGCGAAAGACATTGATGTTGCATGCCGTAGTTTTTTACTGAAGAACGCAGACGCTGAGAAGGCATTGTACTTCAAGGAATGTTCGCAGGATGGCGTAGATGTAACCGTAGATAACGGCTTTATGCTCGCTCCGGGCGAAATTACGCCTGTAGTTCTTTCAGCAAGAACGCTCTCAATTAAAGGAGCAGCTTCATTATCCGCATACATTATGTATGGCAGAGAGGAGTAACCAATGAAACTTTCGGATGGAAAACGCAAGGTTTTAATGCTGCTTGATGAATACAGCTCCGGCGGAGAGATAACCATAGACGAAGATATCAACAACAAAATGAATGATTTTTTCGATATGGCACAAAAAGAAATGGCCGGATACAAGCGCATCGTCCGTGAAGTAACCATTACTTTAGACGGAAGCGGCGAATATAACTTGCCTGCTGATTTTGTATCGTACTTCCGCATCTGGAAAGACGGCAGGCTCACAAAACTATATCCGGTACGTCAAGGCAAGCTGATAACCACTGCAGGAGAAACAGGAAGCCTTGTCGTTGAATATTTTGCTATGCCTCAGACGATAGATCCGGACACGGACGATTCGTATGAGTTCGAGGTTAGTGAAGATGCGGCAAACTGCCTACCCTTCTACGTGGCAGCGCAGCAGCTTATCACAGACCTTGTTGTTGATTACAGCGCTCTATGGAATATGTATCTCACGCACAGATCTGCTATTGACGTTTCCCTTCCTTCTGCAGGAAGCGGCAGTGTGCGGCAGACATTATTTAGGAGGTAATCATGGCTAAACGACGCGGAACAACAATTCGGACAAAGAAGTATGAACGCTTCAGAGGCGTAGACTTTTCTACCGATCCGGCGTTAGTTGACGATGCGAGAAGCCCTTGGGCTCCAAACATGGTAGCTGACAACGGCGGTATGCCGGAAAAAAGGCCGGGCTGGAGAATTGTAAAGCAGTTTGAAAGCGTGGCAGTAAATGGAATCTTTAACGTAGAGTTTGATGGCGTAAAGCATTTGATTGCACATGTAGGCACAAAGCTTTATCGCTGGTATGAGGACGATACGGCAAGCGTAGAGCTCAGAAATGATCTTCCGAACAGGAGGAGCACTGCAGTATATATGGGCGGCTACCTTTGGATATTTACAGGAGAAAAGCTTTTAAGATACAACGGCACCACTGCAGGACGAGTAAGCGACAGCGCTTACGTGCCGCTCACGATTATAGCAAGAGCTCCATCCGGAGGCGGCGAAGTCTACGAGGCTGTTAATCTTATGTCCGGAAAGCAGAAAATCGGCGTTTTGGGCGACGGAACGAGTAAGGACTACATTTTACCCTATACCGATGTTACAAGCGTTGATTTGGTCGAGGTAAACGGTGTAACACAGGTTGCTGGAACGGATTACACGGTTAATCTTACTACAGGAAAAGTAACATTCGTTACAGCTCCCCCTGCTCCATCTCTTGGCGCTGAAGATAACGTCTTTATTACCTTTACGAAGGTAATTCAGGGCTATAACGACAAGATAGACAAATGCACAAATGCTATTGTCTGGGGAATCGGAGGATCAAGCGACCGCATTATAGCTACCGGAAACAGTGATTATCAGAACCAGGATTTCATTTCAGGATTTTCTGATGGAACATACTGGCCAGACCTCAACTATGCAACAGTAGGAACAGAGGAAACGGCCATTGTAGGCTATAGACGTTTGGGCGAATACTTGGCAATTATCAAAGAGGATAACGGCCAGGATTCAACCATTTTCTTAAGGAACGGAAGCATAAACGATGAAGGCGAAGCAGTATTTTCTGTCAAGCCTTGCATATCCGGTGCCGGAGCTGTAACAAGATTCGGATTTGGAAACATTGACGATGAACAGCTTATATTAACCGGTGCAGGCGTATATGCGCTGACCACAAACAGCTTAACGGCTGAAAGAATAGTTCAGAACCGCTCCTTCAGAATAGATCCAAAGCTTATGGCTGAAGATCTGACAGACGCAGTAAGCTGCAATTTTGATAACTGTTACCTTATTTTCGTCAATGACAAGGTTTACGGCCTTGACGGAAAGCAGCAGAAGTCATACCCAAGCAGAAACGACACATCATTTTTATATGAGTGCTTCTATTGGGAAAACATCCCTGCTCATTCCGTTATGCGTTTGATGGAAGGCGGAAACGAGTATCTTTATTTCGGCTCACTTGACGGCTGTATATGCAAGTTTAATACGGATATTGACGGAATGGACCGATATAACGACAACGGCCACGCTATAGAAGCTATCTGGAGCACGAAGGCGGACGACGACGGCGATCCGATGGTATATAAGACGATGCTTAAAAAAGGCAACGCCGTAACCATTAAGCCGTATGCGCGTTCTTCTGCAAAGGTATGCTTCAGGACCGATAAGGATCCTATTGCATGGCAAGCGGCGTTCGGAACAATGGATATCTTCGACTGGGAGGATATTGATTTTAGCAGATTCACATTCAATGCAAATGACGGACCTGCAGAGATTCCGTTTAACCGTAAAATCAAAAACTATAAGAGATTGCAGATTGTTATAAAGAACGATGCCTTGAATGAAGGTTTTGGAGTTTACTGCATCGTCAAGCACTTTGTAACAGGCAATTTCGCTAAAAAATAAGAGGTGTAAATATGTCATTGATAGATCGAAAAATCACAACCAGTGATATTCAAACGAAGGGCGTTATTGCTGCTCCGGATAAATTAACCGGAACAGCGGCAGAAAATAAGGCCATCTTCGATCGCCTCATTCGCGATGTAGTAAAGGATGTTGTCAATGCCATTGTAGATGATCTTACGGCAACAACCGGAGCTTCTGAGATTGGCTTTACCTCGCTCGAGGGTTTAAGTGCTGCAAACGTGCAGGCTGCAGTAACAGTTCTTAAAACGCTTACAGACAGCAAGGCTGACAGTGATGTTGTCGAGGCTAACTTGATTCTTAAGTCCGACAAAGCAATAACGAACCTGCATTTCAAGGATATCTCCCTTGATTCAAGCACAGGAATTATCACTCTCACAAGAGAAGATGGCACAACAAAGTCCATTGATACGGTTCTTGAAAAGGTAGCAACCAACTGGGAGTACGTAGATACACTGGAGCATCCGCAGAGCCTTAAGCTGACACTTGCAGACGGTACAGTTCAGTATGTAAGCCTTTCCGCATTTATTACGGAAACAGAGTTTGTTGATAGTGACCAGATTGATTTCAGCGTTTCCAACCATGTTGTGACCGCGACAATTAAATCCGGAAGTATCACTGAATCTATGCTCAGCTCTACCCTTCTGACGCTCATGCAGGGCTATGTAGCCGCATGTTCAGCCAGCGCAGTAGCTGCAGCAGGAAGCGAAGCAAACGCTCTTACATATAAAGGTGCTGCAGAAGCTGCAAAGATCGGCGCAGAAACGGCCAGAGATATGGCAAATACCTACAAGGAAGCTGCTATTCAGGCTAAAACCGATGCTGAAACTGCTAAAACCGCAGCTCATAACTCAGAAACTGCTGCAGATCTTGCAAAGCAGGAAGCTACAAGGAAAGCTCTTGAATCAGAAGGACACGCCACAGGTACGCAGGGCGGCGAAGATGTAGATCCAGACAGCCCTTATTACCATAACAACGCTAAATACTGGGCTGAAGAAGCTCAAAGAGCTGCAGGCGGCGGTGTAACTTCCTTTAATGGCAGAAGCGGAACGGTAACGCCACAAAGCGGCGACTACACACCTTCTCAGGTTGGTCTTGGCGGCGCTGTAAACAATTCAGCAGATCTTTATTCCAATGAAGAAACATATTCCGTAGGCGATGTTGTTATTTATAACAATAAGCTTTATGAGTGCAATACTGCTGTAACAATAGCTGAAACTTTTAATCCTGCAAAATGGGATGAAAGAACATTCGAGGAATTGCTTTCAAGGAAACAGGACAAGCTGAACGTTGGAGGCATTATAAAAAACAATGCTCTTGGAGATGTTGCAAAGGCTATTCCGGGGCTTGATTACGAAATCGGCTATATCGGAAAGACGACTGTATTCAATGCTGACGGCACAATTACAGAAACATTCGCGAATGGTCTTGTAAAGCTCACAACGTTTGTATCTGATTCGGTTATTACCGAACAATACACGTTCGAGGGCGTATCAAGAACCAAGACAACCACATTCAATGCTGATGGATCCATAACGGAAACCATCGCTTAAGAAAGGAGCTCTTATGTCTTGGAGTGAAACTAAAACAATCCTTGATGCTGTAGAAGAAGTATCCGGAAAGGTTATTCCTCTGCAGATCAAGGCTCAGGCTCCCGTAGGATGCACCATAGTATGCCACAGAGGCAGCGTAAGCTTTACCGAAGAAGTAGATGCTGAAGGATTTGCATACTTTGATGTTCCCTCTTTCGGAGTATGGACGCTCGATGCAACACGCGGCGCAGCTGATTCAAAGACAGTAACCGTAGATTGCACCGAGCACAAACAGTACCTTGTAGAAATCTCGTATATCACGATATACGGAATCCAGCGTGATGTAACAGACAGCAGCCCTGCATGGACGCGTACAAACGCAGCTGTAGGACTTACTGCTGCAGCTTACGTCGGAACATCCGGCGGCCACAGTGATTTTGATACCAAAATGCCGTGGTCCGGAATAGTAAGAGAAAACGTCGGAAACGACGTTATGGTTAAGATTCCGAAGTTCTGGTACAGAAGATACAAGGTAGGCAATGTAGAACACATTGAAATTGCGGACGGCGAGTATACCGGCTTCTCCGTACACCCTGCCTTCTTAAAAGCAGGACATGAGTATCCGTATATTTACGTCGGAGCATATAGGACATGGGATAGCAAATCTCAGTCCGGCAAAGCTCCGCAGACAAGTATCACTCGTGGCACGTTCAGAAGCAACGCAAGAAACAAAGGAACAGGCTGGGGCATTATAGACCTTGCTACAGTATCAGCTATTCAGATGCTCATTCTTGTTGAGTATGCGAATAACAATACTCAGGCAAAGATAGGTCGAGGATATTGCGACAGCAACAGTGCAGCTATAAACACAGGATCCTGCGATTCTATGTATGCTGCAGGCGCTCATACCGGCAGACCTTCAGGAACAGACGGCAAGACAGATGTTATCTACCGTGGTATTGAAGGATTCTGGGGCAATCTCTGGGAATGGACCGACGGCCTTAACTGGAACAACGGAACATACTACGTATGCAACGATCCGTCAAAGTACGCAGACGACACAGCATCGAATTATACACAGCTTAGCTATTCCGGTGCTACAAACTGGAATCCTTCGTATATCAAGACCGAAGGCTTTGATGCAAATAATCCGTGGGCTATGATGCCATCTGAAGCAGGCTCAGGCAGTGATACAACCTTTATGTGTGACGGTATCTGGTCTAATACAGGTTGGCGCGTTTTCAAACGCGGTGGCGTCTGGGACAATGCTTCCATTGCTGGCCTCTTCGCGGCTAATGTGTACGATGCTTCTTCGGTTGCGGGCACGAACAGCGGCTCTCGCCTCCTTTATCTCCCCTCTTGAAGGGGGTTAGGGGGAACCTCCCCCTAAAGGCTTCTTAACGTAAATATTTTGGCGGCAACATGTTTGGCGAGTGGCCTTCCGCTTGCTCGTTGGCGCGTTTTCAAACGCGGTGGCAACTGGAACAATGCTTCCATTGATGGCCTCTTCGCGGCTAATGTGAACAATGCTTCTTCGGATACGAACACGAACAACGGCTCTCGCCTCCTTTTGTCAATATAACGCAGAACATGTGCACGCCATACCACTTGGTAAAAAAATAGTTTGGAGGGATGGGCTTAGTAGCTATGTCGAACGGCCTATGAAGAAACAAAAGGTATGAAACGGATAGGCTATTTATACGAACAGATGGTATCTGTTGAGAATTGTAGGAAAGCCATCCTTAACGCATCGAAAGGAAAGCGCAGGCGCAGTGCTGTCAATACCATCTTAAAAGATATTGATAGATATTCGCTTGAGCTTTCCGAACGCCTGAAAACCCTCTCTTTCGTTACACCGTACAGGCCAAGAATCATACATGACGGCCTGTCCGGAAAGACACGAGAAATACAGGTTCCGGCATTTTTCCCTGATCAATGCGCACATCATGCCATAGTTCAGGTAATAGGACCTATAATCTCGGCGTCTATGTACTTTTGGAGCTGCGCGAACAC